GAACTGATGAGGGAACCTATGGAGTAATGGTTGATGTGAATGCTTTTTATAACCTACTTAATATCAACCAAGTGAATGTCAATTCTCCAGTACAAGCTAGTACTAGTCAATTTGCTGCTAACAATACTGTGGCATTAGTTGTGCAAGGAACTATGTCGGCTATTCCTATTGATCTTTACTTTGGTTATCAATCCTCTGGAGCCCTTAAATACTTTGGATATATTTCTGAATTTGATATAACATATACTCACTTCACGCAAAAGATGGTACCACAGCGTTGCGCCATTGACATCACATTCCAAATTATGTCGGAAACATTTAATAATACTAACTAAGGGGGGACCATGTCTATTAGTCCATATAGTCGATACGCGGATAATACTGTTGTCTCTTTAGTAGATAATTCAGGAATCAGCCGACCAACTATTCTTATAACTACTCCTAACGAACGACGTATAAATTGTAATACTTATATTTGGAGAATGGGCGACCAAATAGAATACCTTGCTTATACTGCTTATGGAGATGAGCAGGCTTGGTGGATCATAGCTAATGCGAATCCAGAGATTCTTTTTTGGGATAACGTTACTCCTGGAGCCACTGTGAGAGTGCCGAATGCTTAGTAAGATTCCGGCTTTACCGTATTTTGAAGTAGTAGTTAATGGAACTCTACTGAAGCAATACGCATCCAAGGTTGTGGTTATTCAGCAAACTAATTCTCATACAGTAGCCCTACTTGACGTCATGTACATAGGTCAAAGTTCCGCTCAAGGACCTTTAGGGGTTCAGAGTTCTTGGAATTATATTCCAGAACAAACACCTATCGCTATTAACTACGGATTCAAGCCGGGAAGAACTGCGCAATTTCTAGGATATGTAGCTTCCTATACTTTACTGAATGCAGGTACTAATCTTGCTCAAAATAATTTGGTTACTACATGTGTTCAATACACTATAGTTGGCACTTCCCAAATTATGCAGACAACTAAAAATCGTGCTTGGAAGCATATAAGTCCTTCTGCTATAGCATCCTCTATAGCTACTGAGAACGGTTTTAGATCTGTTGTCCATCCATACGCAGCAGCAATTAATTATCGTTTACAGAATATGAGTGATTTCCAATTCTTAGCACAACTAGCTCATGAAATTGGATATAGATTCTATGTGGATAACACAGATCTTTACTTTATCAATCCCAAATTAATATTAGATAGATCTAATCTACGAAATATTCCGCAGTTCTGGTCTTACAATAATCCAGGACTGTACGATACTATTAGAAGTTTTCAACCAATTGTTGGAACTATTACTCCTGATGGAGGTATTGTTGCTAACAGAACTATTACTGGTATCAATACTCAAACAAATAATTTAGTAAGTGCAGCTAGTCAGGTAAAGCTTTTTTCTTCTTCGACGTCTACTATGTCTCCTCCAGCATCTCCCACTATTACTAAGTATTACAATGATGCTCCGGCGGATTCTTTCTATGAAGCCCAGCAGAAGATAATAGCAGACAGTAATAGAAATCTGTATTGGCTTACAGCAGACAGTACTCTTCGTGGGGACTTTAGAGTTAAGCCTAATTCCCTAGTAGAGTTGGTAGGGACTGCTCTTCCGGATACTGAAGCAGGATTTTGGCTAGTACAATCGGCTATACATACTTTGACAATGCCTGCCCCTTCTGGTAATCCAGTGGCATCTACTTATCTAATTGATTCAGAACTTATCAGGGACCAGATCTATACAGCCACCACCATTACTACTCCTTCTAGTACTTCAGATGTTATTCAGAAAGTTCCAGCTGTTTTAGTAGGAGGAGTATGGAGATCATCTAATGTAGGAGCGCAAATTTATGCAAGCTAGTTTTCTGGGAATATATAGAGCAATAGTTACTTCCACTACGGATCCTACTAATAGAGGATTCATAAAAGTACAATGTCCCCAAGTTTCAGGAACCGCAGAACTTAACTGGGCTGAACCAGCAAATAATAGTACAGTTCTTCCCAATATAGGAGATATTGTATGGGTTTACTTTAATGGTGGCGAAACAAATAAGCCTGTTTATTCTCTTACAAAGAATCCCTATAGCTGGAATATTCCCGTCTACACTACAGGCTGGGCAGGAGCTGGTTCATTTGCGGGTTTGGGTGGACCTATGCTTCGCTACAGAAAAACTCGTGACGATGAGTTGCATGTCTATGGGGCTTTCCAAGCTACTATGGCTAGTCCTTCTACAACTGTATTTGTCTTACCATCTGGGTTCTATAATCCTTTAGGCCTAGGAATGTTAGGACCTGGACAGCGTTTAAGCGGTGGTGGGACTACCCCTATTACGGTGGCTGTTGATGTCTCAGTAGGTTCATTCATTGTTAGCGTAGTGGCCTCTATTGGAGATATGTTCTTACTAAATACTAAAATACCGATGCTCTTCACACCTTAACCGTATGGGATAATAAATTTATGGGACTTCAAATGACTATCCCATTCACAGTATTGCCTAACGGCTCTGTGTCTGTGGAAACTAATAATGATATACAAGTTGGTCAAAGAGTAAATGCTCTTGTGGCTACAGAGGTAGGGCAGCGCCCTATGCGAGCTGCGTTGGGTCTTCCTCTATCTCAGCTACTTTTTGGAGTATCAGATGATTTAGTGATTGCCCAATTGAGAGATCAAGTTACTCAACAGTTAAATAGTTATGAACCAGGAATTAGTGTGCTATCTGTTACGCCAGTTACTACGAATTCCAAAGATGGTGTGGCAGAAATTAAGGTTAACTACAGACCTGTTCTTCAGGGATCGGCAGCAAATGCAGCGTCGAATACAGTAGTCATTGAAGTTGGCGGAACAGTAAAGGAAGTAACAATTAATGGCAACAGTTAACACAGGGATACCTGCGATAGATTATACTTCTAAGGATTACTCAGGATTCCTAGCATCTATGCTCACGTACGCTACTACTGCTTTTCCGGAATGGACTAATCAGAATCCTGGCGCTCTAGAGGTTATGCTTCTAGAATCTTTTGCCAGAGAGTTAGATGTTCTCTCCTATTATGGAGATAGAATTGTCGCAGAATCCTACATAGGTACAGCCACCCAGCTGTCTTCCGTTATTCAACTAGCAGCGCTCCTTGGATACACTCCAGGACAGCCTACAGCAGCCACAGGAACGGTTACTTTTCAAACCGCACCAAATTCCCCAGCTGTGATTCTTCCGTACGCTACACAGGTAACTACGGATTATATTGCGTCTATGAATGCTCCCATAGTTTTTGAAACACAAACAGCAACTACCGTTCCTGCTAATGGGGGAACTTCGACAGTAGTGGTTGCTCAAGGAATCACGCAAGGCTCAGCAATATTTACTATTGGTAACAACACGCTGACACCTACAAATGTTACTGTAGAGCTTCTTGGAACTTCTGATGGTTCTTTACTTCAAGAATTCAATCTGGCTAACAATCCTGTAATTGGCGGTTCAGTTGTAATTTATGTGCAGAATCCTCTCTTTACTTCTGGCAATCCTTCTGGATTGGACCCAATAGTTCCCTGGACTCAAGTACAGTCACTACAGTTAGCAAACTCATCTAACTATGCCTGGGCTGAAACAGTAGCTGCTAATGGAGTAGTAACTATTAATTTCGGTGATGGAGTGAACGGTGCCATTCCAGCGGCTGGTCTAAATATATATGCCAACTACCGAGTTGGTGGAGGAATTGTTGGTAACTTGTCATCCAATCAAATTATTGACATAGCCGCACCAATTACTGGGGTATCAATAGTTGGTTCTTCGTCTACTACTGGTGGAATGAATGCAGAAACTATTGATCAGATTAGAGTCAACGCTCCACGTGCGTTTACTACACAGGACAGAGCTGTTACTCTAGCTGATTATGGAAATCTAGCTATGTCTTTGCCTTCTATTTCGCAGGCAAATGCAATAGCTAATAGCTACAATAATATAACTGTATACGTAGCCGCTACTGGTAATACTGTTCCAACCCAAGCTGTACTTGATCAAGTTACTGCTTTCCTTCAGCCTCTTGTTATGGCAGGAACTTATGTGACTACTTTATCGGCTAACTTTATTCCCATCAATATCGGCTCTTCAGGTTCTCCAGTAATTATTGGGGTCAGTCCCAGGTATAGTCCTTCTTCTATTCAGGTATTAGCTACACAAGCTATACAGAATCTATTTGCACCAGCCAATGTTGTTATAGGGCAACGTATACCTGTTAGCTCTGTATACTCTACACTTTCCGCGATCCCCGGAGTTACATACGTTAATATTCCTTTGATGGCAAGAAGTGATGCTACTCAATCAGGAGCAAATGATATTCTTTTGCGCACGTTTGAATTACCTGTTGCCGGTAACATTATTATTACTGCTAGCCCATCAAACTAAGGAGAACACATGGCTGCAATATATCCTTTATCTATTAAGTCCTTCGCCTATAGACAAGACTTTACTGAATTAGTAGAAGCTGCCGATGTTAATGTAGCTTACGATGAAATAGGAGCCGTTGAGGCGACCCTAGGAATTTTACCCAATACCGATACTCTAGATAATACTGTTGTCACTTGGCCGAATGTTAAATCAAGTATTGCAGCTGCTAGGGCAGGGGTATCAAACCCTATATGTAAAGTACGAAGTGTAGATACTTTAGTTCCTTACAGTTTTAATAACGGAACTACTGGAGGATTGACGCCAAACTTTAGCTTTGCCACATGGGATACACATGAAATGTGGCAGGGCGGTGGATTACTAAAGTGTCCGCGTACAGGTTGGTATTCTATTGAGATTTATACTGAATGGCAGTTCGCCGCTCAACCATACGATTTTGAGCAACCTCCATTTGAACATTCAGGTTACGCCCAAGTTGGTATACAGATTCCAGCTCTCTCTGGTGGTCTATACGTAACTGGGTACAATTATTTTGTCCAACAAGGTGCTCAATTTGCTATTAGAGAATCTGCTGCTATTTCAACTCCGTGGTTCCAA